AAATCTAAAACTGTAGCACCTTGTTTAGGTTTAGCCTGTTTTAAAAACTCATGGGCTATTTTTTCACCAGGAGCAACTTGTCTATACTCTGGTTTATCCCACATCATTTTATATAAATCTTTTTCTAACGGTCTTACTTTATCTACTGTTACTTCTGGTGCATCCGCTATAAGCGACGAAAATCCTGTCATGTTATTCCTTTTTATTCAAATCGTATAAGTGCTTCTGTTGCGTTATCTGGTGGGAATGTTACATTAAATGTATTATTATTTGCCGTCACATTACTACCAAAATCTAAAACAGCTACGGTGTATTTTAAGCCATTACCCCCAGTATTTCTATATATTACAGCTCCTCTTGCGGTAAATGTAGATGATGGCCAAGAAGTATTGCCAAAACTAACGTACCCTACTACGGGCTCAAAAGAAAATCCAGGATCAGCCACAACTAAATTATTCCCTCCTGCTGTATACCCTGCACCTACTACTTCATTAGTAGTGCTATAAACTGTATCTGTATTACCTGGACTTAAGTCTGCTGCATCAGTATAAAGTGCTATCTTATATGTTTGAGAATCACTAAAATCTAATTCACCTGTTAATACTAAATACTTTAATCCTGTTGTTGCGCCTTGTATTATTGAAGCCATTAGACTGCACTCCCTCTTCTACCTTTAACCGGTATTCTAGTTTGGCCACTACGATAAGCATCGCGAGTATTCTTACCTTCTCCTAATCTAGTTAGTTCTGCCATAGCTTGATTATATCTATTAGTGTAGTTTGCTATTGTTTCTGGGTCGGCTTTGAGGTACGCAGCTGCTTCCAACAATGAACCATAAAGTAATACGGAGCTATAATTATCTCCCAGCCAAGACGTACCGCTAGCGGCAGTAGTAATAGACTCAGGATAAAAAAAGTAATGAAGCTCAGCACCATAAGCTTTATCAGGTGTAGGACCGAGTATAAATGTTGTATCATCGAAGACAGCATAATATTGTGGTTTTCCGTAGTGAGCTGAATCAGTATCAGGAAATGATTGCCTAATAAAGTTAACGTCTTTATTTATAAGAAAAGTATACTCATTAGTTGTATTATCAATAGCCGCTAAACTATAAGTAGCTAGCCAATCCTCTGGTACATTTAAATACTTGTTTGCAAAGTTAATAGTACCTGTATCATTTCTTCTTAAGTCTGGAAGATTAACTCCATTAAAAATTCTGTTTTCAGCTTGAGTTATAAACGTGTTTACATCTACTGTAGAGTATTCATCTTCAGTATACGATTGTATTTGTGCGACTAGTTCTGCGTAAGTCATTGCTTATCCTTATACTAATGGACCGCGAGCTTTTGTGCCTTTTGTAGCTGCGCCATTACCACGAGTCACTACGCCTGTTGTTTTAATATTTTTTTCTGGATAGCCTGCAAAGTTTGGTACAGGAACTAATTGAGGCTGTACATATCCATCTACCATTTTTGGTTTTCTTGTTTGATTTTCTTTAGTCATTTCTTTCTCCTAAGTTATTGTTATTGTAACATCTGCCACTACCGTGGAAACTACTAAATCATTAGATGTAAACTCATTAGCTGGAGGTCTTGCTCCGCCTACTGGGTTATATCCCCACTGTATATCTCGTGACCCGGTTATATTATTCTCATTAAAACTCTGGTCAGGTCTTGGATCTCGCACTGCTTGAGGATCTTCTACTGGATACATCCCTTGCATGTTTTGCGGTTGATCCGGGTTCCAACACTCCTTACAAGCTTTAATATTAGTGTTAGTTTGTCTTACATATAAATCTTTTAGTTCTCTAAGTTTAAATTGAAAACCGCAAACATCACAGTCTGCAATAGCATTCTTCTTAGTTGTATACTTGTTGCTCATTATTTGCTTCTTTCTTTAGCTCTAGTTCTACCACGAACAGCAATACCATCCATTCTGCATTTACCTTTAACAGACCCGCCGTGTTTCATTCTAGTCTTAGATGCCATCATTGTTTTTGGATAGTTCTTACCTCCTGGTTTATTTGCTTTTTCTTTAGCTTTTACCATTTTAGCCAATCGTCCTTTTGTACCTCTAATGTCTTTATCAGGTCTTTCACCATCCTTAAAGAAAAAAGATGCAGAAGTTTCTTTGGATTTAATAGGCCGCACATTTGCTTGGTTTTTTATTTGTTTATTTGTCATATTCTTTTTAGATTTTTTAAGCATACCACCTTTTTTAAAACCGCCTAAAATTTTAGCTCTGTCTTCATAAGTTAAATATGGGTTGGCTAGTTGCTTTTCTCGTTTAAGTCTTGCGTCAGACATTTGTTCTACCTTGTCGGCTTTTTTCTTAACTTTACTCTTAGGTCTTGTTTCCCCCGGCAATAAGTCTTCATTTTTTGCTCGTTTATTCTGTTCGCGAGATAATTTTTTTCTATAATTCATTGACTCTTGCGCAGAAGACTTTTTTTTAGGTTTTCTTAATACTTGTCTTACTTTATTTAACATTTTTGCTGCTCCTAATCCCATCTTATTTCCCCTTTAAATAATTTCTGTCTTTAATTACCGTACCACCTTCTTTAAACTCAAATGTAAGTGAGCCCCCATAACCTGATATTCCGGCGTCTGATCCCCAATCTCCTTTAGCTGCGTATCCCTGTATATAGGGTTCAAGAGTTAAGTTGTCTGTAATAGGAAGTTGTGCCGTTGCTCGACCTCCTCCATATGTTGTGCCTTTGCGTCTTCCTCCTCCACCTTCAAGCCTTAACTTAGGCTTCTTTTTCTTAGTCTTATCTTTCTTAGACATAAGAACTCCTTGGAGTTATAGATAATGTAGCTTTTTCTCTGTCTTCAGTTGAAGCAAGTAGCCACTGCTCTTCATATTCTGATTTTAACATTTGTATTCTTGGTGCTGCTTCTGGAATCTTAAGGGATAAATAATAAGCTAATCCCGCTACCATGCACGGTAAAAATCTAAATGGAATATGCTGTGTGTTAACACCTGTACCCGCATCATCAATTCTTTTTAACATCCAGTACACAAAAGTATAACTTGCGTCATTAGGGATAGGCCACATAGTGACTGTAGGTATCTCGGCTTGTCTGTCTATGTATACTTGTATCGGTCTGCCCGTGTCGTTCTTACTTGGGATAGATGCATAAGTAGGGTTTGACACCCTAGAAATAGCTATGTCTGACTGAGTCGTTCCCGTCCCAGTTCTTATGACTTGACTCATGAGGTCGATGGTAGTCGCGGGCAAATTGTAAGTGGCTGTACCGGCAACTAGTGGGATTGATCCTTGTTCAACAGTCCATAAGTTGATTCCTCGGTTAGCCCACTCTATTGTAAGTAAATTTAAACTACGGGTTGCGGTTCTTAAATCATATCCTGTTCTAAGTTCTGTTCCGCACCGTTCAAATGCTTCTTCTACAAGAAGATTAAGATCTAAATTAAATGCATGTGTGTCTGTTGTAGCCATTACATCTCCTTTTCTATTTGTCTAACGACCGTGCACTCTTCACTTATCACGTGCGTGCGCGTTTGAGGTTCTATTAAATCTAAGTGGTCTCCACTCACGAAAGCACTAACTACTGCTAGCAAACTAATTACAATTTCTTTGTTGCCCACTATGCCTTCTTCCTTGTCGTCTTCTTACGTCTAAGTGAAGCTACTCTACGTGGCTTCCCTGCCGGTTGCCCAAGTCTTTTCTTTTGAGCTATTCTAGACTTCTTTTGTGCTGCTGTCATTTCTCCAGATGTCTTTGGAGTTTTAGCAGATACTCGTTTACTAGGTCTGCAATAAGGTGTACCACGTTTATCACCTTTTTTCCTACCGCAAGCTTTGCCTGTCTTTACATCTTTCCAGTCTTCTTTGAACCAACGTTTTAAAGCGGCTCCTTTAGCTGTCTTTCGGACTGCCATTATTTACCTTTTTTTCTACATTTAGCAATAGCACCAGAAGCATAAGCACTAGGAAAGACTTTATAACTTGCCTTTACTTTATGATAGCATGCGTCTTTTACACTTCCACCTTTTTTTAACTTAGTAGGTTTAGTATGACCATAACCTTTTTTCTTAAGCTCTAGATGTTTAGCCATAGTAGGGGCTTTTACACCCTTACCAGTCTTTTTATCATACATCATATGAGACTTAAAAGCTTTGACCTTACCTCCAGCTTTCATCTTTTTAGGGTTTATTATACCCATTCCTCGAGAGGCTCTCATTATTTTCTAAACCCAGTCATGCTAGGACCTGAAGGTCTTCTAGGTCTTTTAGTAACATTTTTATTTCTAGGTTTAGGTCCAGTACTTGGAGCTTTCATAGAAGTCATTCTAGGTCCTGATGGCCCTGCTTTTCTAGCTGATTTAGCTGCCGGTTTAGCCGCTGGCGCTTTTTTAGCCTTTGGTTTACTAAGCTGGTTAGCTGCAGTAAGTGCCAATACGCCGGCAATAATTTTTCCGGGAACCCCAAATCTTTTCAACACTTTTCTTGCGCCGCGTTTAGTTGTTACACCGCCTTTAGGTGGTATGGGTTTACCTTTAGGTGGTTTAGTAGCCTTAGTCACCTTAGCTAATGCTCTGCCTTCTTTCTTAGTCATCTTATATTCCGCTCTTTTTTTATTTAAGTTTCTTTCAGCTCTTTCCCTAGCAAGATCGGTTCTTTTGCCTTTTGTGTTTCTAGACTTAACCATTCTACGGCCTATTTTTCCTACTACGCTTGCAACCATTTTAATTCTCCTTGATTAAACCATACGGCCACGTGTATGGCCTTGTTGAGCAATACCGTCTGCACGTTTAGATGCTGAACTAACTGATCCGCCTTTCTTGTATGCTTTGACTTTACCGCCCCCCATCATTTTTTTACCTTTAGCTTTCATTTTAGCTGAAGAGCCACCGGTTCTAGCTAACATTCCGCCTGTCGCCATAGCTCTACCTCTAGCGTCAGCAGTTTTCTTAACTAATGCTCTGCCTTCCATGTCTGCCGTAACTTT